CAGTCATTAATGGATGCATTTGATTTCGGATCATATTCACCGGGTATTAACTTCTTGTTAATGCCAGCTTTCTACGACGTTTTGAAAGTACAGGCAATTGAGTTTAATGATCAGATTAGAAAATCAAGCTATAGTTTTGAGATCGTAAACAACAGATTGAAACTATTCCCAGTTCCTAAATCAAACGGTGCAATTTGGTTTGAGTACTATAAGTTGAGCGAAAAAGCCGGCGCCGCAGAAGGTGCTTCCGGAATTAATTCTGACTTAATTACCAACGTAGGAGAAGTACCTTATGAAAATATCGATTACGATAAGGTTAACTCTGTGGGAAGGCAATGGATATACCGTTATACATTAGCATTGACTAAAGAACTTTTGGGATATATACGAGGTAAGTACCAACAGATTCCAGTACCTGGAAGCAATACTGGCTTAAACCAAGCCGATCTACTTACAGATGCTAGAGCAGAGAAAGCAGACCTACTTCTTCAGCTAAGAGAGATGCTTGATCAGACTTCAAGACGTGCTCAACTGGAAAGAAAAGCAAACGAATCAGATTATCTACAGACCACCATTAAGGCTGTACCAATGACTATTTACGTAGGATGATTAAGTTAGAGCAATTACTAAGCGAAACTCAGTTTAAGATGTACAAAACGTACGTCTATGTAGAGTTTAAAGAAGACACCGATATTACAACTATCGCTCAGATCATCCGAGCTTTAGATAAAGTTGCTGTTGTGAACAACAAGTCAAATAAGGAAGATGATCGTCCAAGAGGACTACTACTTGTAAAGGTAATCACTACCCAGCCAGCTCTTGCAACTTTTCAGCAGCTTCAACAAGAAGCAATGACAACAATCCCGGAACTTAAGAAGTTTCAATTCTCTGAACGTCATATCGAGCAGGTAGACCTATGAGTATTTTTGGCAGCCAAAGAGATTTCGGTTTAATCAAAAAGATGAACCGTGCCTTGCTTAGAAATATTATCGAGCAAGAAGCAGCTTATTATAAAATCTCACTAGAAGCTACAGAAGCAAATATTTACGGAGAAGCTTTAACAAAAACTTTCTTACCGCCGGTACTACTCAATTGCCTGATCACAAAAAATGACCAAGTCGTTTCAGTTGATGATTTTGGACCTGATTTAGGAAGAGCAGTTTCTTTTGCATTTTTAAGAGATGATTTAGTTGATGCAAACGTAGTACCTGAAGTAGGAGATATTATCATGCTTTATGAGCAGTACTACGAAGTAGATACTGTTAGAGAGAATCAATACTTCTTCGGAAAAGATAATAACTATAATTTGGGAAGAAGCAACCAGTTTGGAGCAAGTATTTCAATTGGACGGACGTGGTGCCGCACCTGCTTCCTCAAAAGCTAAGCGTGAGAATCAAATCTCACTAAAAGACGATACGGTAAAGTTACCTTTAGTCGGGTTTAAGGATATTGATGGAGCAATTATACATTACTTTAATAACGTAATTAAACCATCTGTAATTCAGAACGGCATCAAGATCGATGTACCGGTACTCTACGGATCACCAGAAAGATGGGCAGCAGTTCAGAAAGACGGATTCTATAGAGATAAAGACGGAAAGATTCAGGTACCTCTAATTATGTTTAAGAAAAGCAATATTGAAAAGAATAGAGCTTTAGGAAACAAGTTAGACGGTAACGAAGTTAACAACTTCATTATTTACGAAAAGAAATATTCAAAAAGAAATATTTACGACCGTTTTTCAATTCTCACTAATAGAAATCCATCTAAAGAACTTTACGGAGTTGTAGTACCTGATTATGTTACTGTTACTTACCAATGTGTAATTTTTACTGATTACGTAGAGCAGTGCGACAAGCTGATTGAAGCTTTAAACTTTGCATCAGATTCATACTGGGGAGATCCAGAACGTTATCGCTTTAGAGCAATGATTGATTCTTACACCCCTACTATCGAAGTAGTACAGGGACAGGACAGAGGAGTGAAAGCTACCTTTAGTATCAGACTACATGGGTATATTATCACAGATACCTACAACCGGGATAAAGCTAACCTTAAGAAGTTTTACTCAAAAGCTCAGGTTAACTTTAAGATGGAAACTGCCGGAAGTATAGAAGAGCTAACCACCAGAGCAGCTACTCCAGAGAGTACAGCACCGATTCGTTTCTACGACACTGCTACAGTTACCGGAGGAGGTACCTACGCACTAAGTACTGAAGATATCACGTACTTGACTCTTAAAAATGCAGCTATTGCAAATAGCAAGTCTAGCAGTAGTGCTACCTTCAGCAACCGTACCATTGCAACAGCTCCTGCAGGCTACCCAACCCCAGGAATTCAGGACTTTGAAGTATATATTAACGGACGCAGAGTACCAGCATCTCAAGTAACTTCAGTTGCACAGGTTGGTGCAGATATTATAGTTGTACTTGACGTTGCAGGGTTCTTCGAAGAGCCTGGAGCAGTACTAGTCGGTACTGATGAGATCCTATTAATAGGTAAATTTAGTTAAAGAATTCCTCTATTTATTATTTGAAACGTACCAACAATGTCATACGCAATCGGATCAGTTCAATTTGTAGACGGAGAACTTTACCGTCCCCAGGTTATTGAAACGACTAGAGTAGAAGGAATGAAACCAGAAGAAATCGTATTTGTTAGACTAAATAACACTGCCATCGCCAGTAGCGTAAGCGGTCAAACCGCTACATTTACCGGTAAGGTTTTAGCAACTCCTCCTACCGGTTTCGCTGCTTTAACTAAAGATGATTTCGAGGTATACCTAAATGGAAGAAGAGTACCTTCTTCACAGGTTACATCTATCACACAGTTAGGAACAGGAGTTCTAGATTATGCAGTAGAAGTAATCATAGATACTCCAGCATTCTTTGAACAAGCAGGAGCGGTTTTAGAAAGCAGAGACGAAGTAGTACTAGTAGGTAAATTTAGTTAAGATGTCTAGAGTAAGTTTAAGAGAATTAGATCCAACCGGGTCTCTCCGCATTACGGGATCCTTTGGGGTTGACGGTCAAAGCACCTTCAACCAGGTAGATCCTAACTTACCGGCTCTGATTGTATCTGGAGCAATGGAGATAGTACAGGCTCAAATTCAATCTCAAATAGTTTCCGCTAGTTTAACAATGCAGAATTTAGGTACTCTAGCAGATAGGAGCCAACAATCCAGTATAGACCTCGGCGGTTTTTTCTGATATTTATATAAAGATCTAACAACAACAGCACATGGCACAAAAGATTTTAATTCGTAGAGGCGGGATAGACAATATCGGGTCTACCATTGGCGTCTCTAAAGGTGAATTAATTTATGCATCAGGAAGCACCAGCGGAGTAGAAAACGTAGTGTTTATTGCTAATGCAGACGGCAATAACACCTTCACCCCGGTAAATAAACTTTACAGCGGTACAGCAGCAGCTAACTCATTCAACTCCGCACTCAACGGAGTACCGTACTACAAGTCAGACTCACAAGCTCTCTTCATATTAAACAGTGCCGGTAGTACAGCGTTAGATCTTTCCGGTAACTTAGAAGGAACTACAATCTCTAGCATTATAGCTACAGGTTCATTCAGCGGTTCGTTTACAGGAAACGGTTCAGGTTTAACTAACCTTTCTCTAAGCAGCATTACAGCACCGGGTAATACTACCGAAGTACTTTTCAATAACGGCGGAGCAGTTGCTGCTACAAGTAATTTAAAAGTTACCAGCACCCTACTCGATGCTACAACTCTTAACATTGCTACAACCGGTAACATTTCCGGTTCTAATTTAAAGTTAACCGGTAATGCAGACATTAGCGGTAACGTAGTAATCGGAGGTAACATCACAGTAGGTGATGCTACAACAGACTTTATTAACTTTGGTGGAGAGATTTCTTCATCATTTATTCCAGATATTGATAGTGCATTCGACCTAGGTAGCACTTCTAAGTACTGGAGAACAGTTTACGCAGACAACTTTAGCGGTTCAGCAGGATCTATTGCTTCAGTAAGTACTTTAAATGTAAGTCTTATAAACGCTACAAATATCGTATCTGCTTCTACTCTGTATGTGGATAACGGTGCCCAAATCGACACAAGCTTAAATGTAGGTGCCGATATTACCACTCTAGACCTTTACGTAGGTACAGGTGCTAGCATAGGTACTTTCCAAATGGGTACCGGCAATACTGAGAAATTCTTAGTAAAATCTGATACGGGTAACACCAAAATTGCAGGTACGTTAGACGTAACAGGTTCAGTCGTATTAGGAAGCTCATTAACAGTAGCAGGCCAAACAAATCTTAATGGTAATACCGTACTAGGTAACGCTGCATCAGACACTGTAGCATTTGTAGCAGATGTAAGCTCTAGCATCATCCCTTCAGCTAACAACGTTTTCGATCTTGGTGCTTCTTCTGATAAGTGGAGATTTGGTTACTTTGTAAGTGCATCTATCGATAGCTTAGTTATTGGCGGTATCGATCCAACAGCACAGGATCTAGACGATGTAATGGCTAACGGTAACTCAACCGATAGCGACTTCGTACTTAATAACAACGGTAACCAGACCATTACACACACAGGTGCAACCGGCAACCTAACAATCTCTTCAGATAACGGAGACGTTTACGTAGAAGGTACTCGCTTCACAGGTAACAATGTTATCATTGCAGGTAACTTAACCGTAACCGGTACTCAAACAACTATCGATTCTACGATCGTCAATATCGGCGATAATATCATCCAGCTCAACGCTGCAGGTATTGCTGCTGACGGTGGTATTATAGTAAGAGATGCAGTTGGTGCACAGCAGCTTTCAGGTTCATTGCTCTGGAATGCAACAGACGACTACTGGTACGCAGGTACTAGCGGATCTACTCAATACAGGTTAGTTCAATTTGCAGCAGGTACCGGAGTAACCGATGGATTCTTACCTAAGAGTGCAGTCGATGGAAGTAAGCACTTAACTAACTCTATCATTAGCGATAACGGTTCAACTGCTACTATCCACGGTAATATCAGCGGTAGCTTACTACAAGTAACTACAGGTATTGTATCTACAGGACTTACAGGAGTAATTGATACATCTTCTAGAGCAATCTTCAGAGATGGATCTAACAGATTAGGTGCTCTTGCAACAACAGATTCTGCAGTAGAAGTTTCAACAGTACTTGGATATAAAGCAGATGGAACTTTCGTAGCAACTTCGGTAATCGACGGAGGTACTTTCTAATAGAATTGAATTTATAGCGAGAGCCGGCTTTACGCCGGCTTTCCTATTTATTATAGTCTCATATAGACACTCCCGGTATATACCCTTAATAAAGTTCCATACATATGGCCCAACAAATTAAACTCAAAAGATCGGCAATAGCCGGTAAAGTACCTTCAACAGGTTCACTAGCTGCAGGAGAACTTGCAATCAATACCGTTGACGGTAAACTTTACTTTAAGAGAGATGACGATACCATTCAGAGTATTGTTACCACTAATGCGACAATCACCGGGAGTGTAAATATAAACGGGTCTATTACAGGATCTGATGTTAGAATCAACCAATGGGGTTCAGTATCTGCTTCTCTAGCTACTATTAGCTCTCAAGCAGCCGCAATACCGACTTTAGACCAGGTTACTGACCAAGGGGACACTACTACGAATTTTATTCAAGTAGGAAGTATATCTACTTTTACAACGGGAGGTTTTATTACAGGTGTTTTTAAAACTACAGACGGACCTAACATAATAGTATTAGAAAGTACCGGTACAGGAGGAACTAACCCGGGATCTACAACACTTCAATTTAGAGATACTAAAGGAACTCAGACGAATGGCTCTATTATCTACGGAGGGAACGCTGGGGATTATTTAAGATTAAATACTAGTGCTGGAGCTACTTTCGGAATCACAGGTAGTACTACCGATTCAAATTATGTTTTTTCTAATAACTCAGGCACAGGAAGTTTTTCTTGGGATTTAAACAGTACTTTTATTCAAAAAATAGGAGGAGGTGCTACTCAGTTCTTAGGTAATGCTACAACAGCTACAACAGCCACTTCAGCTTCTTTTGCTACCACAGCATCTTTTGCTTCAACAGCACCATTCACCGGCATCACAGGTAAGCCAACGCTAGTTTCAAGCTCTGCACAGATTGATTTATCTCAAGCTACAGGTATAGCTGCTAATGCAATCTCAGCATCCTACGCACTTACAGCATCTCATGCTTCAAACCTGACTATCTCAGGAAACATAACTAGTGTAAACTACATTGACTTTAACACAGGCTCAGGAGATCCAGGATGGAAATCAGGTCGCGTTTATTTTAATAACGACGATGGAGCTCTAACAGTCTACAACGAAGAAGCAGATATCGCACTTCAAGTAGGACAGGAAAACTGGACAAAGGTTCGAAACAATACCGGTGCTTTAATTCCTAACGGAACAGTAGTACGTATTAATGGAGCACAGGGCGACAGACCTACTATCACACCGGCTGC